AAGTGATATAGGATGTGCTTATATCATAATATTAACAAAATTTATAGGAGATGGTGTTATGACCACAGCTACTTTCGGCGAGGTAGCGAAGCTCATAGGAACCAATGTTGATAGACTAAGAGAAAATGACAAAGTTTGTCTATTCTGCGATGCGATTCAATTAGTAGCGATAATGATAGCTCCGTTACTTTTGCCAATAGGAATAATTTACGGTACTTATATAGGAGGTTTCTAATGAAATCTTTTAATAGAGGAATGTATCTTTATTATGGAAGAATGATTGTCTTGCTTACACCCATATTAGGTGTATGTTATACAGTTATTGAATTCTATAATTATACCAGTTAATCTAGCTCATAGATCGGAATGGCGCCCTTAGTGGCGCCATTTTTGTGTCTGCCCTTATATATAGTTATAGCAGCAATGGAGAGAATGATGGCTAAAGGAATAGCATTATTCACAGTAATGTTCATGCTCATTGGATGTGGCGCACATGTTAATATCTCAGCGTCAGCACCAAAAGGCAAAGACTTAGACATTACCGTTAAAACAACAGAAAACGACTGAAGGAGAGATCCCTTAGGACCTTCCGAGATAGGTCCGAACGGAGTAGACCCTTATGTTGATTTTATGACAGGTAAGTTAATTATCAATTAAGGTCCTTTTGACTCTTTACAATTACCCCCTACGAAAGTATAATAAATACTATTATGCGTAAAAAGAAACTTAAACTCCGCAATCCTGTAGCCCGTTATGCGAAACTGTTTAACAAGGCCACAGTCGTACCGGATAAAACTAAGTACAATCGAAAGAAGGATAAAAAAGTTTCTGAAGACGTAGATTAATAAAGGGGGAACCATATGCGTAAGTTATGGATAACATTACCAATATTATTTTTTGTAATGTATGCTGAGAGTATAGAGGCTAAGCAAAATGAAATAGAATGTTTAGCACAGAATATATACCACGAAGCAAGGAGTGAGTCTACAGCAGGAAGAATGGCTGTGGCTCTTGTAACATTGAATAGAGTGAAGGATGAAAGATTTCCTAATACAATATGCGGTGTTGTAAAACAAACTAAGTATTATCCTAGTGGAAGAATAGATCTTCACTCTTGCCAATTTAGTTGGTATTGTGATGGTAAACCAGACACAATAAAAGATGAGAAGTGCTACAAGGATATTCTTTTAATAGCAGAAGTTATGTTTACATACGAAACAGAAGACTTCACAGAGGGTTCATTGTGGTATCACAGCCCTAAAGTAAAACCTAAATGGTCTATGGTATATACAGAAACAGTAAAGATAGATAACCATATCTTCTATAAAGATGTTGACTAAAGCAATCAACGGTCGTATAATACGCACATGTTAACAGATTTACCACATGTAATAGTAACAGGCGGGTGCGGTTTTATTGGATCACACCTCACAAGGCGATTGCTCGATCAAGGATTTAGCGTTACCGTTGTGGACGATAACAGAACAGGAAATGTATTCTATAATCATAACAGCGTAGAATATCATAAATGTGATGTTGTAAATTTTAATCCACATGTGAATTCAATAGAACCGCCTGTGGCAATATTTCATCTAGCAAACTCACCTAGAGTTAGACGAGCGTTGGAATATCCCACAGAAACAATAGTGAACAATATAAGTTCTACATGCGCTGTTGCAGATTGGGCTAGAATATTTAATTGTAAATTATTCTTTTCTACATCTTCAAGCACACAATACAAAGAGTCTCAGGGAAACCCATACACCTTTAGTAAGGTTGTATGTGAATCTACTTTAGACATGTACAGAAGATTATATAGTTTAGATTACGTCTTAATGTTCTATTACAATGTATATGGACCTGGTGAGGCAGACTATGGAGAATACAGTACAGTGGTTAGAAAATTTAAAATGGATTACTTACAAGGTAAACCTTTAACAATTTATGGAACAGGAAAAAAGGAAAGAGACTTTACTCATGTAGATGATGTAGTACAAGGCATACTACAATTATTAGCAGATCCTAATTCACCTTCCGTAGCACACTTTGGCTCAGGTAGTCCTAGATCAATCTCATCTATAGCAGATTGTTTTGACTTTCCTGTTGTACATTCATTTGATAGGCCAGGAGAGGCAGAGCGTACCTTCTGTCAAACTCCTTATATAGAGTCTACTCACGATGTACATAATTATATTAAACAATGGGTACAGGAGAATAAAAATGATGCCACCAAGAGTAGTAGTAGATAACACAATAGAGATGACAAAGGAAAAAGTAAGCGATATCTTTCTAGTAACCAAAGAGTTTCATACCTCTACAGAGTTTTCCCAATATATTGAAAAGATGGCTTTTAATACAAGATCACAACACATGGATATTATATGTGACTATTGTCTTAAGAAAGATATTGAAATAGAAAGCGTAGGAAAGTTTCTTACAACTAATCTTAAAGCTAAGATAAAAGAAGAAGCTTTAGATCTAAATTTACTTAAAGAAAAAAGACAGGCTAAATTGCCTATATGAGAATATTTATTTCCATAGCGTCGTATCAAGATTTTATGCTGGAACATACAGTCAATTCTTGTTATGATAATGCTAAATATAAAAACATTTTAGAATTTGGCATACTAGATCAAACTACAAAACCTTTAGAGTTTGATTCCAAATTTAATATGAATTATGTTTCATGTCCTCCCTCAGAATCTCAAGGAGCATGTTGGGCTAGATCTAGAATACAAAAAGAACTAATGGGAGATCAAGATATCTATATGCAGATAGATTCTCATATATTGTTTGAAAAAAATTGGGACGAATATTTAATTAACGAATACAACAGAGCTAAGACATGGATAGATAAACCTGTTATAACAGGATACCCTAGAGGGTTTCAAGTTATTGAAATGGGAGATAGAGGATTTAATACAGACGAAGAATACATTTTTAAAAAATATCCAAAAGCTGAGGGTGGACCACATACTCAGGTAATGAAAGTATCTCAACCATTTCATACAGGATTATTCTCCACAGCAATAGCTAGAGATGCTGACCCTAAACAATACAAAGGGTTTATGTTTGCAGGCGGTTTTGTTTTTACAGAAATGCAATGGGCTTTAGATGTTCCATACGATCCAAAAATATTCTTTAGTGGAGAAGAACCTACACTTGCACTTAGATCGTTTACAAAAGGATATGATATAGTTCATGTTCCTGAGACACCTGTTTGGCATTGGTACAATGGCGAAGGAATAGAAGTTAAAAGAGAATGTATCTGGGATGCAAAAGATCATGGAAAATCTGAGAAGCTAGGTCGTTTAGGAGAGGAAAGAACAAACTATGTATTAGCAGGTAATGATTATGAAGAATATGGTTTAGGTACGATAAGAACTATGGAAGAATATGCACATTTAAGTGGTTTAGATTATATCAATAAAACCTATGCACCTGATAAGGGATCGTTTGAATGTTATATGAATAGTGGTTGGGAAGAAGAGGAGTTAGGTTAATGGATGAAAATTATTTTGTGAATAAAGACTATGAGGCATACAATATATACTTATCCATTAGAGCACACTTTCATGGTAGAACAGGCAAAGGATTTGATATAAAAAATTCTAACTACACAGCAAACATGCCCTTTGCCAAGTATCAGTCAAAATCTGCTATTGTAATTATGTTTAAAAAGTTAACAGAAAAATTTCAAAGGCAAGAAGTAATAGATATTATTGTATCTAATTTTGCTAATGGAGATAAGTTTGGAGGACAGCCTTTTGATTCTAATGCAATTGATGTATATAAAGAATGGAAGGCAAGACAAAACTCTCAGTCTTATCGTTTCAAACAAGATTTAGAATCTATTCTAGAACGGATGGATTCTGATAACATAGAGGATGCAACAACTGGTGACGGTCATCCTTTATTACTAAAAATGTTATTGGGTAAACTTATAACATTAGAAACCGTCGTTATATTAAATCGTGAATTGAACTTTATACAAGACTATGCTAATGATTTAATATTAAATGATACATGTTTAACGATACAACGATATACACCATTTGTAGACAATAGTACCAAAAAACTGTATCTAAAGCATCTAGATCTTATAAATAAGATTGCTAGGACTAGAAATAGTTCTAATACATTAAAAATATAACGCTATACAACGCAATACACAGGAGAATATATATGTCGTTTAATACACTATCAGAGCTTCGTAAGACACGAGGCAATTTCGATAACTTAATGAAGGAAGTCGAAAAAATCACAAGCCCTAAATCGAATTTTAATAAAGGAGATGACAGGGAATGGAAACCCACAGTAGATACAGCAGGTAACGGTTATGCCGTTATTAGATTCTTGCCCCTCTCTAAAGGAGCAGGAGATACTGATGTACCTTGGGTTAGAGTTTTCAACCATGGCTTTCAAGGCCCTGGGGGAAAATGGTATATTGAGAACTCTCTCACAACTCTTAACAAAGCAGATCCTGTTTCAGAATTAAACTCTGAACTATGGAACTCTGGTGTCGAGTCTAACAAAGAGATCGCTCGTAAACAAAAAAGACGCTTGAATTATTGGGCTAATATCCTAATTGTTGAAGATCCTGCTAACCCTGAAAATGAAGGCAAAGTCTTTATTTACAAGTTTGGTAAAAAGATCTTTGATAAAATTAAAGATGTTATGCAACCAGAATTCCCTGATGTTACACCTATTCCAAATCCTTTTGATTTCTGGGATGGTGCTAACTTTAAACTAAAAATCAGACAAGTAGAAGGCTATCGTAATTATGATAAAAGTGAATTTGCTAGCCCTTCAACTGTGACTGACGATGACGAACAATTGGAAGCAATTTGGAACAAACAATATGACTTAGGTACACTTGTTTCTCCAGACCAGTTTAAGTCATACGAGGAACTGAAGAACAAACTAGACATGGTTCTAGGAAGTAAAACAGCTCCTACAGCAGAGGCAATATCTGCTACCACCAATGATGCAGAAGACGATCAATTTATGGAAAAAGTGAAAAGCGTCCAGGCAGCACCAGCAGTATCAGCACCCGAGTCATCAGACGAAGAAGATGATACACTTAGTTACTTCAAATCATTAGCTGAAGAGAAGTAATATAAACTTTACAATAGAGTTTGGGAGGCACCTTATGGTGCCTTCTTTTTGTCTAGGGATTATATATAGTTAACTATGTTTGATATACCTTACTTACACATTAAAAACTTTGCTCCCGATCTTGTCGAGAGTTTAAATGAAGATATTTCTAAAGAATATGATAGAAGAATATCTCTTCCAAATACGAGTAACATGTATAGAAAACTTTCTGTATATGATGAGAACGGAGTACATACAGCAAGAACAGGTAAGTCTCATTTAAATTTTGAGAACATTACTAAAGCTCCTGAGTTAGAAAATAGAATTAGACTTGAAGCTATTAAGTATATGAAACAATTATGTTCCTTGGGTCCAGTTCAAGAAAAACTATTAACAGAATCTTGGGTTAACTATGGGTGGTGGTCTTGTTTCAATAACAGCGATAGTTATGAATATCATGCACATAGTCAATTTCAATTAGTTACGACTTACTATGTACACAACGAAGATGAACATTGTCCCATATCTTTTAAAAATCCTATGGGTACTTTATTAGAAGCTTGGTGTCCTGGTGCTCCTACAAAAGAATTTTCTGAGGCAATAGAAACGGTTGTAGAACCTCAGACAGGAGACTTACTGATATGGTTGCCATTTTTAGAACACTATGTAATGAATAAACAAGCATACGAAGCTTGGAAAGGTACTACAGAAAATGCTGAAAATACAGATAGATTATCTCAACAATCTGCTGTTACAACATCTAATCATCCAGACTTTATAAATAGTATGGATTGTAGAAAGTCTATTACAATAGGCTATCAAAAAATCTCTCAACAAAATCTGAGATATTTAAAATAGGAACAAAAAATGGATAGAGAAAAAATTTACGAACAGTTAAAAATAGATGAAGGTTGTGTACTAGAAGTATATAACGATCATTTAGGTTTTGCTACATTTGGCATTGGGCATCTAATCAAGTTGAATGATCCTGAGATGGGACAAGAAGTAGGCACACCTGTATCCGAAGAAAGAGTTAAAGAATGTTTCAACACAGATGTTGAAGTTGCTATTGCAGAATGTGAGGCTCTTTTTAAGGACAAATGGGAAGATTATCCAGGAACACTAAAAGAAGTTCTTGTTAATATGATGTTTAACTTGGGTCGTCCTAGACTAGGAAGATTTAAAAAGTTCATAGCAGCTATTAATGAAAAGGATTATGAACTTGCACAAATAGAAATGATGGATAGTAAGTGGGCTAAACAAGTTGGTCCTAGAGCTACTAGATTAAGAGATATAGTCCAAGGACTTCATTTTTCAAACTTAGCAGGAAGTATAGGTCTTTAAACCTGAACTCCAGTTCTATCGTTTCTTCTAACTAATGTACTATTAGCATTTCTAACATTAGGAGCACTAACAGCAATTAACGGTCTGTCATCTACACTAGGTGCCGGACCGTTTTGTTGATTGTTAACTACAACAGGAGCACCATCACTTCCACTTGAAGCATCAGCATATTCGGTAGTCATATTGTCTACTGCCTGTGCAGTAGGTGGTGTAACAGGTGACATTGCCACCATTTGTTTTTGTGCTAGAGTGTCTTTGACTGCTTGCATATCCTCTGCACTTAAATCATCATCTGCTACAATAGCATTAAGTTCAGCAACCGAGGCATCATTTAGTTTAGATTTATCTATTTCAGAATTGCCTAATAGATCTTTATCATACAAGCCACTATCTTTAGCAGAATCATATGCTGCCTCTCCTGCTTTTTCTATGTTATCGGCAATTGACTTTCTGTCAATACCCATATTTTGAATTTCACCGTTATGTGCTTTTAGAGCTTGTACCATAGCTGCGTTTTTAATAGCTTCTTTGTCATTGTCAGATATGTTATCACCTGCTTGTTCTAACATTTGTGCTTCTATATCTTTAGCTTCTTGTTTTATTACTCCAGCTAAAGTAGAATCTTTTTCTTCTACTTGTTTTAATACTTCCTCTGCCTGTGCATTAGACTCTTGTAAAGTTTTAGGATCTATATCAATTACATCTGCAATTTTACCACCAGCTGCCTTGCCTGCTTTACTACCTGCAAAGTAACCAATGGCTCCTCCTATGATTCCACCTATAGCTGTTCCTACAATAGGAACCATTGAACCAATGGCTGCTCCGGCAGCTGCACCGGCTAATGCACCGCCTGCTCCACCTGCACCTTCTCCTATTGCCTCAGCTTTAGCCTTTTGTTCTTCATCGGCATTTAACTCACCGGCATCTGCTAATCTTTCTGCTTCTTTAGAACCACTGTAAGCTGTATATGCACCCATACCAACTGCAAGTGCTGCTCCGCCAAGTTTAGTAGCTATGCCTAACTTACCTTTCATAAATCCGCCTTTAGCTCTAGGTCCTTTCTTTTTGCCACCTCTTTTTTTGTTTTTGTTTTTTCTTCCCGGAATTATGTTATCCAAGAATGAACCACCGCCACCTTCTTCTCCGCCGGCATCTGCCGTTGACTGTAATAAGTCTCTAATTTCTATTAGTGTTTCTAATTGTTTTTGTGGTATAGACTCTGTGTCTTGTCCTGTTCTTTTATCTACTTTACCTTTAGCAGCTGCTTTAGCTTTACTAGGAGCCGGGGCACTAGGAGCATCTGAAGCAGGAGCACTAGGAGCTTCAGCAGTTTTAACAGCCTCAGCTGCCTCTTCCATAGATTCTGCATATCTATTTTCTGATGGTATCCATTTCTCTCTCCACTCTTCCTTTTTAGCACTATCCTTTTTGGCCTTACCTGCTGGATCGTCGACTGATTGTGTTGCATCTACTCTACCAATGCCTAGTCCTTCTTCACCAAACATTCTACTTTGTGCTTCACTTTGGGAATCTACTTCTTTAACCCTACGCGCTGTTTCTTCATCTCTTAGTCCTGCGCCCAATCCCAATTTAGCTAATGAAAATTTTCCGCCTGTGCCTGCTGAACCTAATAATCTATCTGCAGAAAAGGCCTGTTTCATTCCATCTTTAGAAAATAGTTTTGTGCCTTGATTAACTCCAAACACACTTTCTTTTAGACTGCCACCTATGTTACTAAGTTTACTTCCTTGGGCTTGTTTACCCACACCTTTAAGATCCAACATTTCAGAAATTTCACTTCCACCAGATAGTTTAAGTTTTTCTATCTGTGTATTAACTTCCTTCTTTCCTACACCTTCTTTACCTGCTTGGGCATCACTTAATATTCTAGCTAAATCTGCTAAATCTGTTTTAGCTTCATCGTTACCGTCCATTGCTTGTTGTAACGCACCGGCATTGGCTCCCATTTTCTCAGCCAAAGCTCCTGAAGCTTTTGATGCTCTAAATTGTTCTCTATTTCTTGTTGTTCCTACAACACCCTGGGATATTCTAATATCTTCTGCGAGAGCTTTTACAGGATCTGTAGCTGTATATGCTCCTGTGTCGTCTTTAAATTTTGCTGTGCCTGTACTATACTCACCAACTCTTGTAACTTCCTTGCCACCTATTTTAATACTTTCGCCCATACCCATATTTAGAGCGCCAGTTTCTAATTCGTCTGAGCTAATTTTTCTTTTATTTAAACTTTTCCCTGTCGTTTTTACACCGCTAGCTAAGTCATTTACATCTCTAACACCGCCTTCTCTTTTTAATGCAGCCTCATCTCTTACTCTTTGGTTGGCATAGTCTTGATCTGACATTCCAAAACCAGCTCTTTTGGATTTGGTATTTAATTTTTCTCCGTTAGGTCCTACGGTTGTTTGATCTGCTTTAGATATATCTGCTTGATTCTTTTTAATTACTTTGGTGTTTTCTACAAGAGCTTTATCTACACTAGGATTACCGCCACCGCCACCGCCTTGTTGTAATTTGTTTAGCTGTCCAATAATTATTTTGTTTTGTTCAAGTATAATTTCGCGAGCATCTTTGGCTCCTCGATTATGTTTTTTCTGAGCTCTAAGACCTTCATTTTGCTCTTTTAGGCCATCTAAAACTTTCTTCGCACTATCTCTTCCAGATGCAAGATCATAAACTTCCTTTCCTATCTGTAGTCTGTTAAAATTCTTGTTAGTCTCAGCATCTTCTTTTAGAGCTTTTGTGTTCTCTTCTGTTGCATCATGGCGTTCATGTAAGGACTTGGATAACTCCCTGAATTCTTTTGAGCTAGCGATATCTGTATCAGGAGACTCTTTATTCATCTCCTTAATTTGTTTAATCAGATCTTTTAATTCTTTATCAGCCATTTTTTATTTCCATTTGTTAGCTTCTTTTCTTTCCTTAGCTTTTTCGGCCTTATTCTTTAAATGTATAATTAGCATATTGACATATAC